TCGTTAATTGTTGGGTTACTGTATGGGTTAGGTACGGTTTCTAAATAACTTGAATAGATATCCTGTAATTGGATGTATGATTTTTGGAACCTAACCGTATGTGAGTTTCTTATTTGCTCATTTAAAACCTGATCTAAGAATTCCGCAAACGTAAAACCTGTTTGTGGAGGTAGAGTATTGGTACCAAATGATACCTCTAACTCTCTCGATTGTCTATAAATGTCGTATTCAATACCCTGAGCGGAAGAAACATATATCTGTATGTTCTTTCTGTTGAGTGTTTGTGAATCTTCATCACCTAATAACTCCGCCTTTAGGTTATCAATTGTGTTATGCAATTCATAACCGTAATCAAGACCATAAAACTGTCTATGTAAATCAAAATAATCCTCACCGTAGGTAAAGTCTTTATTTTTGGTTTTAATAATCTTAGGATTTACCGTTAGATCTGAATTTTCCTCGTCTAATTCAAGACTTGACCTGTGTTCTAAAGTTTCTTCGTACCAACCCGCACCTTTTTGGAAGAACACATCATTATCTTCACTGATGATTGGTTGTACATCACCGAATTTGGTTGTCCCTGTTAAGACTATTGGGTATTCATTAGTATTGTACGATGTTGTCCCCGAAGTGACCGAAACACCATATGTAAAACCTGTTGTACTTAACTCACCTATTGTAAATGTCTTAGTACCTTGTGTAAGGTCGTAGATATCACTATCAATGTCAATATCATTCTTTCTTACATCCTCAAATTTATAGGTGTGTTCGTTGATTTTAATCAACGGTTCAGGTGCACCAATAAATCTTAAAAAGAATTCTATTGCTTTCCTTGTACCTTTAGATTTATATATGTGGACAAGATTAATAACTAATCTTCTGTAGAACTCAATCTCCGCCTCAACGACGTTCATTCCAAGACTTACCCCATCAAATTGACTTTCAACTCTCGAATACAGGGTTTGTTCTAATCTTTTCTCATCAAAAAGGTTTACGTTATCTAAACCTAATGTGTTGGATAGATTCTTTAATAGGGTGTCAGGTATGTTATTGATTTTATCATAACTCACATTTCTCATGTAAGCTATATTGTCAATAAATTTCTTTATACTATCAAACCCACCACCATAAATTTGGAATATTGACCCCATTCTTTGGTCCTCAGTATCAAATTCATTTAAAGATGCCGTGGTTAAGAACCTTGTGATGATATTGGATTTATATTGATCTACCTCATCACCTATTGTTTTTAGTTTATCGAGATATCCCGCATATTGAGTACCTGCAATCTTAATGTTCCAACCGTCTTTAAAGATCGGCCAACTTACACGTGTTATTGTGGTTTCTGTTCTTGATCCGTCTAAACTATCTTGTGGTAATTTAAACTCGATTGTGTATTTAGGGGTACTCTCTCTATCTATAATGAGTGATTCTAAATCATCTAAACCCCCGTAGAATTCCTCTACAATTGAATCAATAGGTCTTACTAAATAACTTTGATCGTATGTTAACCCCGTAAAGGGTTTACCTTTAACTGTTAAGGTTATTAAACCATCATTACCCGCTTTTTGGTAATTGATGATGTCGAATGTCTTACCCTCAACTGATAAGGTGTATTTTTTATATTTTGAAAAGAAGTTTCTAAACTCATTTATAACCTCGGGTTGTGTATTACTTTGAGGTTTATCAAGTACAATATCCAACGGATTGAATATTTTCGACTTCTCTAATTTAAAGGTTGTGATATCACTACCCGAATTGTAGTTGATGTTCTCGGCAGTGTATTGTGAGAATGATACGGGAGTATCTGCGTCAATGTAGAATCCCGCAGGAAACTTCTCAATAATTCTTTTGACCGACGCAGAAAGTCTTTTACTTAATGACCCATATAAAGTTTTGTTACCTCCGTCTTTATTGGATCTGAAAGTTACCTTCTTGTCTTTTGTTTTTTGTGATGTTGATGATTGTGTTTGTGGGGCTTCTGTTTCCTGATTTAAATCATCTAATGTTAAAAATTCAGAGAACGGAAGACTCTTAAAACTTTTATTATCTCTCTCAGGAATGGATTTTTCTACAGAAAAGTTAGTGGCAGTAAGTTGTGACGACCCATCGGTAATTTGATTACCGACCAAGTTGTCGTTAAAGGTTTCCCTTCCACTTGCTACCTGACTTGGAACTTTTCTTTTCGCCATTATTCTGTGATGTCATCAAAGTTTTTAGTTTCATCAATTTCGTCCCTTTCTTCCCTCACCTCGAACAGTGTCTCGTTGAACTCATCTCTCACTTCAAACAGGTTGAATTGTTTGTAAATGTTGTTTTCCGCATCGTAAATTGTGTAGATACCGTCAGAAATAGATTTCGTTTGGTTTCCATAGAATGCGTGTGCTAAGGTTGACTCGTCGTGTTCAACCATTTCAACCTCGATCGTGGTTGGGTTAAAAAATGTATTTGATAGAATGATATTTTGTGACGGTTCACCAATAAATGGTACTGTGTTAGGTCTACTCGAAGGTGCCGAAGATGGTGTTACCGTCAAAAACAAAAGGTTTGTTGATTGATCGGTGTATTGGTATCTAATTGCCTTTTGAGTAGTACTCGTTAGATTCGATGTGATCGGAGTACAGTAAAATGAGGAAGTAACCACCCTATAAAAATTAGGTATTTTACTACCATCACTGTTTAAATACTCAATTCTATACCCTACTAAACCTTGGGGTGTGAATTTATTTCTGTCATCAGACGGTACATTACTTAAATCGATAATAATACCTCTCACTGATGGTAAAGACGCAAGAACACCACAATCTGTTATAGATGTTCTAATTTGTTTTGGTCTTAGATGTAATGTGTAAACACCCAACTCATCAAAATCAGACGAGTCTAATTTTAAATTGTACATTCCACCTAAAATTTCAGTGTCAACGGCATCAGTAGCATCTGTCGTATCTGAATTGTGAAAGACAGGTGTTAATACATCTTCTGAGTCTAATTTTTTAAGTAGGACAGGTGCCGTAGCAGTTCTTCCCGAAACGTAATGGTAGAAAATTTCTACATCCGCGGGTGATACATCTGCCGGTCTAACTGTCCCGTAACTACCTACTGCCATAATCTTTTAATTAATAAATATTATTCTATTGTTTTTTAACTTGAAAAAATCCATTACCGTAGATATCTATTTCACCTACGTTGTCTATTTCTCCAAGTCTCAAATTCATTTCTAATACTCCTTGTTTTCCTCTTTCCACAAATACATCGGAGTAAATGTCAGGTTCGTCTATAAAACCAATAAAATGTTCGTTCCTCGTTAACATCTCATTGAAGACCTCTTCCTTGTAGAAATTAGTTGTGGATCCTGTAATAGTGGTTGCACCATTATTGTAATCCCTATAGGTTAAATTATCAATCGTGTACTCTGTATATGTACCGACAGAATCAGACCCTAATGTTGTTCCTTGATATGTGTTCTCACCGTATCTCTTTAATTCACTTAACCTACTTCTCCCCATAGCAGCAAAGTATATTGTCGCGTCGGCATCATTATCAGTCACATCAAGGTCATTAATGTAATTCTGTGATGTGGTTATATTGGTGTAGGGAATGGTAAAAGGACCAAACGTACCGTCTTGGTTAGTGACTGTTGTATTCTCAGGAACTGTAATTTTTTTAGATATTTTTCTCTGAGTCCAACTATTTTCTAATTCAATACTTACCTCGTAAGTTCCTGCGGATGGAAAAGTGTGTTGTACATATGAAAGGTTAGTACCTGTACTCACCCCAATAGTCTGTGTGTTTCCGTCACCCCAATTAATCGTGAAATTTTCATTTCTGATTATTTTTAATTTATCTCTATTGACGGTATTGTAAAACCTAATGGTATTACCCCCTGTATGTTGGTAGTGAAAATTGGTTATTTGTTCCACTTGTTCAATATCACCATCAAAACCAACCATACCACCCATTTCATAGGCAGTAGAATCTAAGTAAACAGGTAAATTATATGTTGTACCTGTGGTTGTTTTTAATATTTTGTGATAATTCTTTTTCATTTCTATTGTGTGAGTATGTTAGCAGACGCCATTCCTGACGTTAATCCCCCATCTATGGTCAATACTGAACTTAGGGTGTATGTATACGTCCCAACAGGAACGGTTAAAACCGAACTATATACCGTAGTACTTCCCCCGCTTGGGTTTGTTACCGCTGTTTGACCTAAACCTGAAATCTCTAATAACGCATAAGAGGTATTTGCATAGTTAAACGCCTTATATGATGATACATAAACCTGTACAGGACCACCAACAACA